TACACTCCACCTTCATTTAGCCACACATATAAATTATCTTCTGTATTAAATACAGGAAAAGGTAATCAATGGTATGGTTGGAATGTTGCAAAGGTGGGTCCAGTAGAGGATGCAGCTTTGTATGAAAGAGCTAAGAAGTTCTACTCAAGCTTTGCAAACAGAAGCTAATTTCTTTTTGGGGGAAAGAAAACCTTTCCCCCAAATAAATACTATAATAGGGCATGACAGACATAAAAAAATTTAAAGATATATTCGAAGGTTCAAATAGCGCTTACGGTCAAACTCGTAAAACAAATGAGTATGATGAGAGAGGTAAGCATAAAACAAAATCATTCATAGTTAAACAATCTGTGACAGATAAGATGTGGCAAGATCACTTAGCAGGTGTTGATCCAGCATTAGGAATTATTCCAATCAATGAAGAAAACAAATGTAAATGGTCTTGTATAGATATTGATATCTACAATTTAAATCATAAAGAATTAATAGACAAAATTATACAAAAGAAATTACCACTAACTGTATTTAGATCTAAATCAGGTGGCGCGCATGTATTTTTATTTGCAAAACAATTTGTACCTGCAGCATTACTAAGAGGTAAGTTAAAAGATATTGCAGCAAGTTTAGGATATGCAAGAGCAGAAATATTTCCAAAACAAAATCAAGTTAAAACAGAGAGAGGAGACACAGGTAGCTTTTTAAATTTACCTTATCACAATGTAAATCAAACTTTACGATATGCATTTAAATCAGATGGTAATGCAATGACCATAGAAGAGTTCTTTGATCACTATGAAAAGATATCTTTACTAGAACCTGAACTATTAAAAATAACTGTAGAAGAAGAAAAAGAAAATGATTTACTACAAGGTGCTCCACCTTGTTTAAGAATGTTAGCCAAAGAAGGAATACCCAACGGATCTAGAAATAATGCAATGTATAACTTTGGTGTGTATGTTAAAAAAAGATTTCCTGATAGTTGGGATACAAAAATATTTAATTATAATGAAAAATTTTGTGATCCACCATTAGATAAAAAAGAAATAGATACTTTAATAAAATCCATAGATGGTAAAGATTATCAATACAAATGTAAAGACGAACCTATTGCATCTTTCTGTAATTCTAAATTATGTATGAAACAAGAGTTTGGTGTAGGTGATGATTTTACTCCAGGTTTAGAAATAAAAGAAATACAAAAGTATACATCTAATCCACCAATTTTTTACGTAACGATAGGTGAGGATATGGTTGAAGTAAGCGCAGCAGATTTACATGAACCTGATAAGTTTTCATTAAAATGTATGGAACAAATAAATCAAGCTATGTTACCTGTAGCTAAATTAGTTTGGCGAAAACAAATAAATAAATTATTACAAACTGCCATACCAATAGAAGCACCAGAATCTATTAAGACAGATGTACAGTTAAAAGAATTACTAACTGAGTATGTATCTAGAGTACCTGGTAAAAAGAAAGAAGATATTAGAAGAGGTGTGTCCTTTAGCGAAAATGGCAAGACTTATTTTAAATTTAAAAGTTTTTGGAACTTTTTAGCAAGAAGTAAATCTTGGAATGTTAAGTATGAAACTACTATGAGGATGTTAGAGACTTTGTTTAATGCAAAAGAAACTACATCAACATTAGATGGTAAAAGCACAAGACATCTTATGATAGATCAGGTTGATATTGATAGACCGATTGTAAGAAAAGATAAGATGAAGGAGGCTCCATTTGCATAGAGTTATTATACCTGGACCTCCAGGAACTGGTAAGACACACAAGCTTACAGAATATTTAGAAAAAGAATTAAAAGAATACAAAACAGATCCACAAAGAATTGTTTACATTTCATTTAGTAATGCCGCAGCTGAAGAAGCACAAAGAAGAATATCGGACAAATTATATCATGTAGGTACAATGCATTCTTTAGGTAGTAAAGAACTAGGTATTAAAACTAATTTACAATTATTAAAAGGAAATAGATGGAAGGGTTTTAAAAACTTTTCTCTAATTTGTAGAGATTTATCTTTTGAATCTAGAACTAATGAGTTTGGTTTTGTTGAATATACAAACCCACATATGAAAATTATTGAATACGCAAGATCTCGTAAGCTAGATGTACAAGAAGCATCTATACAATTAGATTTATATCAAACAGTTGAAACAAGTTTGACTGAACAAATAGAACAAGATTTAAAAACATACAAAAGTTCAACTGGTATGGTTGAATACTACGATATGATTTCACAGTTTGTTGAGAAGAAAAAATGCCCTCTTCTTGATGTTGTGTTTCTTGACGAAGCACAAGATCTAAGTCCTCTGCAATGGGATATGTTTTTTTATATCGAGAGCGTCTGCAAGCGTTCTTATATTGCAGGGGATGATGATCAAACTATTTATACGTTTCAAGGCGCTGACCCTAGTATCTTTATTAATTTAAAAGGTACAATGGACCCACAAATACAATCAAGAAGAGTTCCTAAAAAAATACATAAACTAGCAGAATCTATCTTTCCTTACATGTCTCAAAGATTAGATAAACAATGGCAAGCTAGAGACGCAGAAGGAAATGTTTATGAAGATATGAACCTAGAAGATTTAGATTTTAGTACTGGCCAATGGATGATCATTGCTAGAACTAATAAAATGTTAGAACCTATTATGGAATATCTTTATAGACTTAATTTTAGATTTGATTCTAAAATACAAAAATTATTACCATCAGATATGTTAAATGCATATAGGGTTTGGGATAGATTAAGTAAAGGTGCAAAAGTAAGTAAGGACGATGTTAAAGATTTATGGACTTATCTTAGTACCGAGAAGCACGTGGCGAGAGGCTTTAAGGATGAAAAAAAACTAGAACCTATTATCTCGGTTGATATGGAAGAACTTAGAGAGCATTACGGGTTGCGAGCGACGGGTAGCTGGGAGCATTTAAACTTTCCAGAACAAAGTAAAATCTATATAAAAAATTTATTAGAATCGGGTGATGATCTAATGAAGAAGGCAAGAATAAAAGTATCTACAATTCACAGTGTAAAAGGAGAAGAATCAATAAATGTTGTTTTATATACAGATATAGAAAGAATTATATATGAATCAGCTTTAAAAGATCCAGATCCAGAACATAGAACATTCTTTGTAGGTGTAACAAGAGCAAAAGAAAATCTATTTCTAATGCAACCAACGTCAGAATATCAATACAACATAGGAGGACCAATAGTATGACAGATAAAAAAATGTTTGAAAAAGCTTTTCCACAAGAAAAGCAGATAGGGGGTTCACATTATAAATCGTTTCGCATTCAACCGTATGAATTTATATCTAAGAATGACTTAAGTTTCTTTCAAGGAAACGTTGTGAAGTACGTTTGTAGATACTTGAATAAAAATGGAATACAAGATTTAGAAAAAATAATTCATTATTGTGAATTAGAAATTTTAAAAATGAAAGATGATAAAAAATAAATGTGTTGTTTGCAAAAAAAGAAATATTGCATTCAACTATGGATATATGTGTAAAAAGTGTTATAAGAAGAAAAATAAGAAATGAGAGCAGCAATAATGGATTTATTATTTATAACAGCATGCACAGCTGCATATTTTTTAGCATTTGAAAGATTTATATGGAACATACTATAAGAGAAAAAGGAAGAAAATGGGATGGTAGATCTAGAATAGCTACCGAAGAATATAAAAATAACTATAACGAAATATTTAAAAAGGAGAATACAGATGAAACAACCGAAGATAAGAAGCAAGATACTGAGAATAACGGACAAGATAACTAGTTGGCATTTTAAAGTGTTTAGTTATGTAGCCAAAAAATCTAAAACAAGCATATGGTTTACATTTCTATTATTGTTTTTAGCGGCATATGAAATATTCGAACATTTTATCATTCCAGCTATTCTAATTTGGTGGAGTATCAAATAATGATATTTGAACCACAACGAGAATGGAATTGTCCTGAAGAATTTCCAGATTTAAGTAACGCAAAACATATTGCAATTGACTTAGAAACTAAAGATACTGAATTAAGATCTAAAGGATCAGGAGCAATACAAGGAAGAGGTGAGATAGTTGGTATTGCTGTAGCTGTAGAAGGTTGGAAAGGTTATTATCCAATAGCACACGAGGGTGGCGGCAACATAGATAAAAGAATTGTTTTAGAATGGTTTAAAAAAGTTTGTGCAACAGATGCTGTAAAAATATTTCATAATGCAATGTATGATGTATGTTGGATTAGATCATATGGAATACAAATTAATGGACATATTATTGATACAATGGTTATGGCATCTTTAATTGATGAAAATAGATTATCTTATACATTAAACAGTATTGCATTTGAATATTTAAGAGAAGTTAAAGATGAAAAAGCTTTAAAAGAAGCTGCAGAATCTTTTGGTATAGATGCTAAAAAAGAAATGTATAAACTTCCTGCAATGTTTGTAGGTTCCTATGCAGAAAAAGATGCTCAATTAACTTTAGAATTATTTAAAACTTTATCTAGGGAAATATCAAAACAAAACTTAATAGAAATATTTAATTTAGAAACACAATTATTTCCTTGTTTAATTGATATGAAATTTAAGGGCGTAAGGGTAGATATTGAAAAAGCTCATCAATTAAAAAAAGAATTAAGCACAGAAGAAGAAACATTAATCCAAGAAGTAAAAAAAGAAACAGGAATAGAACCTCAGTTATGGGCTGCCAGAAGTATTGCACAAGTATTTGATAAACTTTCTTTACCGTATGAAAGAACTGAAAAATCAAATGCACCATCATTTACTAAAAATTTCCTTTCAAATCATCAACATCCATTAGTTAAAAAGATAGCAAAAGCTAGAGAAATAAACAAGGCTCATACTACATTTATAGATACAATATTAAAACACGAATACAGGGGAAGAATACACGCAGACATTAATCCAATTAGATCAGATCAAGGTGGCACAGTTACAGGCAGATTCAGTTATGCTAATCCAAATTTACAGCAAATACCTGCAAGAAATAAAGATTTAGGACCAATGATTAGATCATTGTTCTTACCTGAAGTCAATCACAAATGGGGTTGTTTTGATTATTCACAACAAGAACCTAGATTAGTAGTGCATTATGCAGCATCAACTGAACCAATTTGCTTTGACGATTCAGTTAAAAATATAGTTAACAAATTTAGAGATAACTCAGTAGACTTTCACCAAACAGTAGCTGATATGGCAAATATATCTAGAAGCAATGCTAAAACAATTAATTTAGGATTATTTTATGGAATGGGTAAAGCAAAGTTACAAGCAGAATTAGGTTTAAACACAAAACAAGAAGCAGAAAATTTATTTAATCAATATCACGACAATGTACCTTTTGTTAGAGACCTTATGACATATACTTCTAATCAAGCACAAACAGGTTCAATAGGAACTTTATTAGGACGTAGGTGTAGATTTAATAAATGGGAACCAAATCAATTTGGTATGCATAAACCAATGGACTTTGAAGAAGCTGAAAGAACTTATGGAAGAGGTAGAATTAGAAGAGCATTTACATACAAAGCTTTAAATAAATTAATACAAGGATCCGCAGCAGATATGACTAAAAAAGCTATGTTAGATTTATATAATGAAGGAATAATACCACATATTCAAATACACGACGAATTAGACATATCAATTCAATCGGAAAATCAAGCTAAGAAAATAATTGAAATTATGGAAAATGCTGTTACATTAACAGTGCCAAATAAAGTCGATTATGAATCAGGTGACACCTGGGGCGATATAAACGGATAATATCCGCGTCGTTATATACGATCTCAATACAATAGGAGTTAAAATGAAACACTGTAAAAAATGTGGGCATGGGTGTCACTGTAGTGATATATGCCAAGTCGGTAACGGATGTGGTTGCATGTATTGCGAACATCCTAAAATAGGAGAGACTATGATTAAATGGATTAAGAAACAATGGCAAAAATTCATTGATTGGGTTTTTGACGGATTTTATAAATAATTTATGTCGAAGATAAATGAAGAGACTGCAGTAAAAACCGATCTGAAAACGATCGGGATGATCATTGCTGCTGCAGGTTTTGCAGTCTATATGTACATTGGTATGACCAAT